AATTGTTCTTGAATTACTACTACCCACTCCTTGATCTCCTCGTCATCAAGGGAGCAATAATTGAACACAGATTCGATACTCTCTTGATCTAAAGGAGCAAACCAAATATCATTATTAAACGCTGAAAAATGTCTTTTAAGGAAACTTATATCTGTTAAATTTCGAGTACAAGCACTCTCAACTCCTGCTTTATTTCCGGGTGTTATTGTTTGACCTAATTTTCCCATTATCTCCTTATATGAAAAATAATTGAATTTATCTATTACAACATCTGAAACTGCTAAAATTTTATCATCTCCAAAATTAATATCAACTACATGAGTTAAATAATGTGAAAGGTACTTATTACCTGTTACAGTCCTAAATACATACCAACTATAAAAGAAATTTACAATACAATTTAATTCTGTCGTTAAAGGATTTCCAGATTTGTTCCCATGAGTTGTTAACATTACTGTTTTATAAGCACACATTACTGTATAGATTATTTCATTAAAATATGTTTGTCTAGCATTAAATAATTCTTTATCATTATCTCGATTATAAATTACAGTTGAAATTACAGTTCCTGCTGCCTCCATAAACTGTGCAAGTAAACGTTGATCAAAATTTTTATAATCCATATCAATGTAATTAGGATGAGTCTTAATCTTTTCTACTAATTTTGTTACATCCAATGATTTCATATCAATTCCTACAGCATGAAATAAATCAAATTGCTTTGCTTTAAATGCACCTTTCCAACGACCGAATAGATATCTTCCCATTAAAAATGATTCCATAGGAGGCGCTATAAATACACGACTTTTGCCTATTCTAACTTTTTCTAAAGGTAAAGGCTCATCCTTAATACATACTTTCCAGATCGACATCGTTCTACGTCCATGCTTTGCATGTTCTAATTTTGTTCGAAACACTTTCTGTAAACGTTTAGCATCTCCTGTATTTTTCAAATATTTTGCTTTAAAATAACGATTTGAATTATCTGTTGCAGCTGGATTACGTGCATTTACTTCACATAGGAAATGATCTTTCTTTGGGCTTGTTGACCACCCAATTCCACTTGACGTCTTATCATTAATCTTATCATAATAATCATTCCAAAATTGACCATTAATGGCTTCAAACATAGCTGTTTTATGTTTACGAGAAGTTGAAATATCAGAATCAGCCATTATATTTCCCATATATTCTATTAACTGATTTTTCATATCGTCTAATTCTGATTGGTTAATTGTATAATTTGCTGTACCATACCCGGCTAAGTTAGTGACTAATATATCAGGGTTACCTCTACCGTCTAATTTAAGCATAGACTTATCTTCTACTTGTTCATTAATTAAGCATGATGGAGCTTTAGTTACTTTAAATACTCCGTAAAATGGAGTCTTATGATGTTCAGTACGACCTTTTAGATCGCATGGTAGTTGACGAGTTTTCATATCAGCCATATAATGTAAAACCTCTGACTCTGTTTCTGGCATATGTTGAGCTTCATTTACTGTTCCTTGAAATAAACTATCAAAATCATCATATTTACTATTTCTTGCAAAATTTAAATCCAAAACACCATGATAATCACCTACTGATTTATATACATTATCTGTTAATACATCTACTCGTTCTAAAGTTAAAATTGCAATTAAACCATATGATGTTTCTGAATCTCTATCTACTACTGTTGTTGCTGACCCTATATGTAATCCCAATAATTTCTTTTGAGCTCGTGCATTAAGTTGCACCACAGCGCCTCCACAATCTCCTGGCATTGTTTGTGCTGACATATGTGGCATAGTTCGCATTGCATATATGCTAGATTCTACATGTGACCCAGATAAAGTTCCCTTATAATCCTTTATATACGTTGCCATTGATGGTATTATAAAGCCTTGTTTAGGTAAATATTGTAACGCAAATTTAATTAAAGATCTTGAACCTACCATATTATCTTCTGGAACATAAGTTCTAAGTTGTTGAGTAAAGATCAATTGTTCTTTTGGCTTATCTACTGAAGTATATATTGGATCACTTGGTTGACATATTGTTGCCGCTGCTAACTCCCAATCTTTACGATACTTTGATACTCGAACCGTATACGACTCACTAGATTCCGTTAGTCCTGACACACGATACATTGTTAAAATTTCTCCTTCCGACTTTGCGATATGAGATGGGAATATGACATGTTTTCCTATACCTACTCCATATAAACTACAATAATTCTTATTAATTAATTTAACTAAAATATTTGTTCGAATTGCATTTAATGTCAAATTTGCTTGAGGATCAACAGCTCTCTCATAATGTCCCTTTGATTGAATCTTAGAAATAACATCTTCTGGTCTATATGCTGTCAAATCTGGGTATTGAATATTAACAGCATCAAATGGTACTGTGTTATCACTTTCGAATACATTAAATATATCATCTATTTCTAATTC